TACAGTGAACTCCCTGTTATTAATCTCTTTCATGCCGGTTACGCCGGTAATATACACCCGGTCGCCGTTTGAATAGCCGTGAGATGTGGCAGTAATCACAACCGGATTGGCAGCAGTTGCCCCGGTGATGGACTTTGTTGCCTCGGTCAGAATACCGCCATCTTTGAAGAAACGAATATAGTTTGCGCCAAACTCCAGAACATACGCCTGCTCATCACTGTATTCAAAGTTAATCAGACGAACCTTGCCGCCATCCTTGGACGAGCCAGCATAGTAAGTCCCAGGCCGGCGAGTAATCCCACCTTGGGGAAAGGCCAGCATATTTTGTAGCGTCTGCGCCCCTGCGTTATACTTTTGCAGGTCAATGCGGCCCTCAAGGCGCGGCGAAAGTTCACCAGCTTGGAAGTTGGTAATGATGGTGGAAACGCGGGCCATCTTAGAACCTTACATTAATGAAGTCGTCTGCGAGTAGCTTGTCTGGTGTTCCCTCCATTGCATCAATGGAACGAGCCTCACGCAAACGAGCCTCATATAGCTGGAACATTTGTTGGGCAACACCATTGCTGCCCGTCAGGGCGTAAGCCGTTTCTGCGGCCAAGCGATGCGCTACAGTGCTGCTGAGAAGGGAGTCATACTGCTCTGTGTCAGTAACGCGCCCAATGTAGGTAATCTTACAGGTGCTTTCGTTTGACAGGATTTTGCGGCCCTCAATCTTATACATCAGCCGGGTGTCATACGCAGCAATCTCGCTGTCCACCTGGTCGTCAAAGAAGGACAGCACCCGCAGGCAGTAAGGGTTGTTTGGCAAGGTGTATTGGTAGTTAAAGCCAAATGCCGGTGTGTCAGCGTCCTGTGCAATAGACTTTCTGGTAATGGCTACATTCCAGGGATGCGCCCGAAGAACAGCGTCACGCACAGTAGAAAAACGCCGATTACAAATCCGCGCTTCCTTTGAGTTCTCACTTAGTGCTGTAATGGTTCCTGCGCCAAGCAAGTCCATAGCTTCATTACAAATGTCAACGACGGATGGCATCTCTCATAAGCCTCTCTATTTCTACCAATGCGCCCTGACTTAAATTGCTGTCACCGCCAGAAACAACATTGCCTTTCTTTCTCGCTTCCCTAACAAGTTTTTTCAAACGCTTTGTGGGCAATATTACCACAGATTCGTCACTAATCATAAAGGCCCAAAAATCTGCTTCTGTTGTAGAGATTCCAGATGGCTTACCCCTACAAAAAAACTCCACAAACACCCTGCCAGTTTGTGAAGCCCTAAAATCCCTTTTCACCTCTATGGTCTTGTCGGTCAATAACTCACCAAGCCGCTTTTCGCTTACCTGTCCTACTTTTAGGTCATACCTAAAATCACTATTATATTCCACGCCGTTTCCCCCCGGCAGGAGAAGGAAGGGGCGGCCAGAGCCGCCCCAACCAGATTAGTTCACCACATACTCAATGATGAAGGCCATGTCACCAGCGGAACCACCAGTTGCGCTAAAGGTAGCGGCAAGGTAGTAGATTCCACCGGGGTCGGAGGACTGACCCGCCAGTTCCCAAACCTGCTGACCGGTGGTGTTGATGTCGGCAACTTCGTAACGGAGTTCCGTCAGACCTGCCGCGTCAGCAACATCAGTTGCCAGCGCATCTTCATCAACAACCACGCCTTCGTCAGTGTAGAAGCCAACATTAAAGGTGCATGTGCCACCCAGGTTGTCGGAGCCTACGCGAACAGAAGTCACGGTAGCATGAGTTGGAATCGGCGCAAGCATCACAATGTCGTCATCGGTGCTGTCACCAGCGGCCAATGCAACATTGCCCTGTGCAATACGCTTTACGCCACCAAGCTCTTGAGCGTTGTTGGCGACCTGCGGGAGAGCCTCAAGATTGGCAATGAGGTCGGAGTTCTTCGTTGTCATCTCTTAGCTCCTCTTAGTCAGGGGTTTCGTCACAGAAGATTTGAACAACCTTGGCTTCTTCCATGCGCACCGCACCGATGCTCATGCAATAATAAACCTGGGTTGCATACCCTTTGTCAGCGCGTTCATCAATACGAGCATTGATGTCTTTGCCGATGCCCAGGGTCAAACCATCTTCAGCCCAAGCGAAACACTTGCGGATGTCATTGGCATCAACAGACAGCCGGTTGGTCATGATGAACTTGAAGCCCATGAAGGTGTCAACATCACCCTGAACCAGTGCTTTGATGGTGTTGAAGTCGCTGCTGGTCACTTCAGTAGTGCCGAGCAGGTCTTCAATCTGCTTGGGGCCAACCGCGATGTAACGATTGATGGACGGGTCAACATCCAACAGGTCCATCTTACGCTTGGCTTCACGCAGCTTTGCAATGGTTAGGCCATCGTTGGATGAAGCAGAACCAACAGAGTTGGCGGTTGCATCCAGTGATGCGCTGCCTGAACCAGTTTCGCCGGTGCTTGCAGTGCCGGTAGCGGCGGTGATGATGACATCATCCATTGCACGGCCCATAGCAGCGGCAGCTGCACGAGCGTAGGATGAAGTCGGGTCAATCAGCATACGGACTTTGTCCTGGTCATCAATCAGGTCAGCATACTCGTAGTCAGCCAGAGACAGCCGGCGGCGGGCATGCGGAGTGTCCATCTGCGGGGTGTCGGCATGGCGGCTGGTGCGCAGGGCAGCAGTCGCAGCACCGATTTGGTCGATGAAAGCATTTTTGCCAACAACATTCTCAACGCGCACTGCATCACGCAGACGGGAACCCATCTGCTGTGAAAGCATCTGCACATTTGCAGAATACTGCTGAACAAATGCTGTGGTCACTTGCGTAGACATAAGTCTAACTCCTTGTTTTCACAGTTACATTTGGTTCATTGTCAGTGCGCTACCCTTTCGGACGCTCCTCGCCTTTTTGGCCTGCGTCTGGCCACCGTCTCTCCGGTCGTCTGCGGGACGAGTTGCCTCGCTACCCCTAGTGACCCATTCCCAATACCTGTCGGCTAGTCGGGCTGGGTCAAGAACATCGCGTTGAGTTCCAAACTCTAACGCAATCCTCAAACAATCCATCCGGGCATGGACTCTTTCAAGTTCATCCATGAACCATGCCCATCAATTCTGACACCCGGTCAATAGCAGACTGCCTGCCAGGTGCTTTTGCATCCCAATAAGGATGCGTCTTGTCGTTCATGATGGCATCAATCTCGGCTTGTGCCTCCTTTGGTGTCATAGCACGGCTAGAAGGACTGTCAGAGATTGTGTCTTCACTGGTTACACTATGCCGGAAATCCGCCATGTTTGCAAATGCTTTGATGAAATCGGGATGGTTGCCGACCATCGTGCCATCTGCCAGCTTCATTTCCAAAATCTCAGGCGTTGCAAAGTCTTGCACCACAGCTTTTGCCGCAGAGAGTTTTTGCTCAAACGCCTGCCCCCACTCTTTACGGAGTTCCGTTTCAACTTGTTCACGGGCAAACTGCTCATTTTGTTCCGCCGCTTCTGCACCTTGTTGCGCGATGCTTTTATAGTATTCCAAAACACCATTCGCTTGTTCCGGCGAGAGCCGGAGTTTGTGCGCAACATCTGCGTAAGATTTGGCGGCATCTTCTGTAATCACATTCCCATCAACAGCTATTTCATAACCATCCGGCGTTTCTGGTCGGCCCAGTCTGCCATAAATGCGGTCAAGGTCTTCTTCTGTCGGATTGACCGGCATCGGAATCTTGTCTGCACCAATAAGACGCTGCGCGTTCACATAGGAACGAGCTAGGTTTTCAACATCTTTGATTGGGGAAAGACTTGGGTGGTCACGCAATTCTTCTGGTATTGTGCTTAAAAAATCGTTACCAGAACCGCCTTGCGCTACATCCGCTGGTGTTTCCAGCAGCGGTGCTTCGGTAGGCTGGTCTACCTGTTCGATTGCTTCTTCTGACATAATTACTCCTCTGTCAGCATGTTGTGGATGTGGAGGATGACTGCTCTTTTACCCTCCTCAAAAGCTGTGGCTTTGGCATCGCCAGCCACATAGCTTAAAGACCGCCAGTTACAGCGTGCTTCAAGGTCGTGCAAAACCTTCTGTCCATTTGTGGAGTCAAAGGTCTCTTTATACATCGCGCGGAGTTTGTCTATTTCTTCCATTACTCTCCAACCATCCTAACTGCTTGTGCAGCTTGGGCGGCGGTATAGACATCTTCTTGTTCCTGCTGCCGTTGCTGCATCATTGCTTCCTGTTGCGCTCTGGCTTCCCGTGCTTGATTGATTTCACGCTGGGAACGCAGCGTAGTCTTGGGAACACCGAGGGCATCGGTAACATGCCTCACGAGCCCGTCTGGGTCAATATGGTCGCCAACGGGCAGGGCTTGAGACAGCGGCATAAGTATTTCCAACGCCCGCATAGTGTTATTCAGGCTATTGGACTTTTGCGCACGAGCCAGCGGTGAGACATATTCAATCTCAACATTCCGGCCTTGCAACAGTTCTGGGGGTTGTGCCAGCATTTGCTCCCGCAGCATCAGGGCAAACACGCGGTCAATCAGCGGGCGCAGCATTTCATTCATGAGCCTGCCCAGCACAGGGCCAATGACCCGCATGCGTTCTTCTTGTCTGCCAATCACTTCTGTTGCAGTCATGTTTGGCCCGCCACCAATCAACAGCTGGTCAACAAAGAAGGCAGAGCGAATAGCTTGTCTGCGCTGGTTTTCCATCTCCAGACCGATGTTGATGTTTGCGCCGGTATTCAGCGGGGTAATGGTGTCGCGTGAGCCAGAGCGGTAGAAGTTAAGGCCACCGGGTTGGGTGCGAATAGGCAGCAAGAAGCCATCATCAGGAATCAGCAGCGGCGGATTAATCATCTTCTGTGCCGCTTCAATGATGGTCTTGGACATCAGGTTAATCATCTTGACATCTGGTAGGGCGGTCATGGCCGGCGACCGCCCCATAATCTCACCGGTTGCTTTCAAGAAACGCGGAACCACATACGGCATCTCATTGAAGCCGCCTTCAAGCATAATCATGCCCGTCTTCTTGCAAATATAGACGGATGAATATGGCATATTTTTGTTGTCAATCTTGGTAGCGTCCCGGTCTTCGTTTGGCAGCACAATATGCAGCACTTCAACCATGTCATCCGGGTTCTTCTCAAATGTCTTGCGGATGTGTTCGCTGACATTCTTCTCGCCAAAGCGTTCAATAGCCTGTGATGCGCTGGCCTCATACAGCCTATAGACAGCGTTCACCACGCCAAAGCGGTCTTCAGTCACATAATATTCGGAGATGTGCCGGGTGCTAAAACGCAAGTCACCATCTGACATTTCGCAGAACATGCAGCCTGTGCCAAACACAACCAGGTCAACATACATCTCGTGTATTTCAGTCTCAAAGTTTGACTGGTTAAAGGCTTGAATCATGCGCATGCTGGTGTCTTGCAGCCATTCGCGCACATCATCATCCCGGTTTATGTCGGAGTCCTTGATGTCCAGATGAAACCAAGGGGATGCGCCGGAGGTCAGCATGCCGTGTAGGCTGGAAGCCAGAAGGTCAACAGCCTGCAAAGCCGTGCCATCGTAAATCATTTCCATGCGTTTCTCGCCACGAGACCGCTTTTTTACGATGTCAGCCTTGCGGGGCAACATATAATCCGCAAGCTCTTGGTAGTGCGTGTTCCAGTTGTCGCGCTTTGCTTTTAGTTCCTCAAAGCGTTTGACCAGTATTTTGGCATGCTGTTCCATAATTAACTCATTAGTGTTGGAGTTTGGCCGGGAGTGGTCGTGTCACCCAGGGCACCAGCAACAATCGTTGCGCCCCGGCCTCTACGCTTTCTGCGCTCCATCTGCATGGCTTCTTCTGACATTGCCGCAGCGGTAGCCAAGTCTGGCGCAGGCGGAGGTGGCGGAGGCGGTGGTGGTGTAGGGGTAGATGGCGAAAGAAAACTCATGACACTCTCCTATTGAAGCAATGAAACTGTTGTTGACGCTGGGCCGAGTATTGTTCTGCGCTGAACATTTGCAGCAGGGCGTTGGCCCATGCCTCTTGCCGCGGGAGGTGCGGCCCGTGTTCTGCGAGGCGGTGCGGTTGGAACAACGCCGGGGATTGGCTGTTGCGGTGCGACAGAAACAGACGGGGCTGGTGATGGTGGCGATGGGGCAGCGGTTCCCATTTGAAACTGACCAGAGGTAGCATCTTCTACCCTAGCGCGGATGGGGTCATAATCTGGGCGGCCAGTATATACTTCCCCGCCAAACAAACCAGTCTTGGTTACAACGCCAACAGTCATGCCGCGCTCGTCTCTAACGGGCCTGCCACCCTGTTCAAGACCCTTAATAATTCTTTCCCTGGCAGCGGAGCCCATAGTTCTCTCAAGCCGAAAAATAGGGTCAACAAGCGTTCTTAATGGCTGCTCTGCCGCCTGCTGTTCAAAAGCCGCCTGCCTACGCTGCACATCTGCAATAGACTTTGAGGTTTCCGGGGCATACAATTCCCTTTCAGTTGGGGTCATGCTCCCTGCTTCTG